GTAGCTGTTGTACTTGCCTTTGGTAATGCATATCTTATCAACATTGCCTGGAATCCGAACATCCCAAGTTGTGAATTTGTCAGGAGACTTCGCATAGGTGTTCCACACCAGCCGGGGCTCCGACTTTACCGCCACGGCGGCAGCGATCTTGTCATTGAGCGTCTTGCCGCTGAGGGTGCCGTCCGGGGCGATGTCCAGGTAGTCCCCTACCTTTACGCCGCCCAGCGTGCTGACCGTGGCTGCGGGCAGGCTGTACGGCGTGCCGAATTTTGCATCCGCCTCCTGCTTGGTGTAAAAGCTGCCGCGGTCCACCGCTTTGATGCTCTCCGCCAACTGCCGCAGCAGGGTGTTGCCGCTCTGCTGCATGGCGGTGAGGATGGCGTTGTAGTGGGCCACCAGCTCTGCCGTGGGGATGCCGGTGACGCCGTCCCGCATGAGGCCGCAGACGTCCTCGTCCAGGCGGGTGTCGGTGATGTCTGCGGAGGTGATGGCGGTGCTGCCCGCGGTGCGCCGGATCTCGGCCAGGCACAGGTCGTACAGCAGTGCCGTGCGGGAGATGTCGGGGGCCGTGGGATTGTCGGAATCCGGGGTGCCCTCCAGCAACAGCAGGCGGGTGCGGCGGTTGGCGGCGTCGTAGCGCAGCACAATGCGGTCAATGCGGGTGCGGGTGGGGTCGGCGTCGGTGAGCACCAGCTGCTCGGGCTGGGTCATCTGGATGCTGCGGCCCTTCCAGCGGTCGGGGCGCACCCAGGCGTGGCCTGCGCTCACGGTCACGGTCAGGCCGCCGCCAGGCGTGACAGCAAAGTCCTCGTCTGCGCTGTACACGCCGCTGGTGCGGGTGGCAAGGTAGCCCGAGGCGTCGTCGGAGTCATACTCAATGCCGTTTTCCGGGTAAGTGATGATATCTGCCATAGGTCCTCCTTAGGTCTTGGTCCAGGCAGGGGTGCCCAGCCGGATGGTCCGGGTGGTGCCGCTTGCCTGGCTCTCGGTGATGATGTCGGCCACCCGCACCATGGCGGTGTAGCTCAGCTGCGGCAGATTGGCTTGCAGCACATCGCCCACCTGCAGGGTGTCGTCGTCCATGTCAAACTCGATGCTGCCGGTCCGCAGCTGGGCCAGCAGCTTTTCGCCGCCCCTGTCTGCCAGCTTTTGCAGGTAGCTGGGGCTGGTGGTGGTCTCGCCCTTTTCGCTGTCCGGCTGGAGGTCCCGGGCGTCGATGTACATTTCTCGCCGGGCGTCTCCGGTGCTGTCCACCTGGCCCACCCAGGCGGTGGCTCGGGCTGCGCCCTCTCCGGCCCCCTGCACGAGGGCCACATTGGCGTAGTCGGTATCGGCAAAGCTCCACCCGGCGTTGAGCAGGTTGCCCCACTTGGGGCTGAACCGGTGGTTGGGGTCGAAGGTGGGCCGGAAGCACTCGAACAGCAGCTTTTTCTCGCTGCCCTTGCCGTCCAGCACGATGCGGAACCCCAGGTCACAGGCCTGCCCGATGGTCTGGCAGTAGTCAAAGACGCTGCCGCCGGAGGTCTGCTTGCTGAAGATGGTGTCAAAGCCGTAGGCGGTGCCCAGATCCAGGCGCGGCCAGGGCCGCATGGCGGCCACCAGGCTGCGCATGGCCTGCTCGGCGTTCTGCTCCTTGATGGTGGCGGCGCTGACCCGCTTGGTCAGGATCCAGGTGGCCGGGTAACCGGACACCACAAGGTTTGCATCCTGGTTCTGGTTGGCCCGGCTGCAGATGCGCATGGGGATGCGGGGCTCCTCGTCGCTGCGCACCAGCCAGCGCCCCCCCTGCAAAAGCTGCAGGTTCTCGTCGGTGGGGCGCACCTCAAGGGTGAAGCCGCCCTCGGAGTAATAGGGGCTGTCCCAATAAAGGGACACCCACACGTCCACCCAGCCCACACGGGCGAGGGTCTCGGCATCCAAAACGTCCAGTCTCATAGTGGTTCGGGCAGGATGCCCGCCTCCATCGGGTAAAAGCTGACGGCGGCCTGCAGGTAGCTGGCCCCCTCGTCGGCCTGCATACTCAGTACGTTGTCGCCGGGCCGCAGCTCGGTGAGGGTGCTGTCCTCGTCCAGCTGTGCGAAGCAGTTGGTGGTGACGCCCTCGTGGGTCAGCGTGCAGGCCAGCCGGTCGGAGGTGCTGAGGTAGATCTCCAGTTTGTCGCCGGGCTCCAGCGTCAGGTCAAAGCCGATGACCGCCCCGGTCTTGAGGTCTACCACCCTGGGGTGCCGCACCTGCATACTGCACTGCAGCGTGGCTGTGAAGGGCACCGGCAGGCTTCCGGTATTGCGCAGCACAGCGGCCTCGCCGTCCTGCTTGATGCCGTACTGGTGGCTGTCGTAGCACACCGGGAAGCTGAAAGCGGGCCGGAAGCCGCCCAGAATGCTGCTCTGGGCGGTGAGGTTGTACCAGTAGGGCTTGGGACTGTAGAGCATGAGCTCGCAGCGGGGCTTCGGAGTGTAACTGGAAAAATACGGCGTTTTCTGCAGCACAAAGCGGGTGAAGTACCGGTCACCGAAATACAGGGTGCCCTTGGTAAAATAGGGCAGGCTGCGCAGAAAAAGATTGGCGTCGGCCAGGCCGCCCCAGAATGCGACGCTCAGGGTGCGGGACACCCCGGAGACCATCTGGTCCTCAACGGTGTCGCCCACCTGCTTGACGCCCTGGGCCGTCTTTAAGTCCACGTCCACGCCGTTGAGCGGGTCGAGCCAGTAGGGGGCGTTGTAGTCCCAGCCCAGATGCAGGACGGCCCCGGCGTCGGTAACGATCTTCAGGTGATCCTTAAAAAGCACGGTGTCCTCCTTTCATCGGCGCTGGCGGCGGGCCTTGTCGGCCTCCCAGCGGGTCTCTCGGGCAAGGTCGGCGGCGCTCTGGGCCTTGCTCTGGATGTACTGGGTGACGTTGATGTCGCCCTCACGGTGGTAGTTGTTGGCGGCAGCGGCGATCTGCGCCGTGCCGGAGGCCGCCACGGTACTGCCGGTGCGCATGGTGTCGCTGAGCACCAGGCTGCCCGCCTGCCGGATCATGTCGGCCAGGGCGGCGTTGGTCTTGGTCAGGGCCTTGGTGTTGGCGTTGATGGCGTCCTCCAGGCTGCCGGTGCCGGTGGAGATGTCAATGTCTCCGCTGATGCCGCCGGAGCTGCCGCCACCGCCCGGGCTGCCGCCGCCGGAAGGTGTGGAGGTGCTGCCCTTGCGCCCGCCCAGACGACACCCCACAATGGCCGCAATGGCAACGCCCAGGGCTACGGCTGCGCCTGCCACGATGACGCCCATGGGCACGCCAAAAAAGGTGGCATTCAGGGCGGTGGAGATGGCGGTCAGCATGCCCTCAAAGGCTGCGCCCACCGAGCCGATCATGGTGCCCATGCCCGCATAGATGGCGGGGAAGGCCGAGAGCAGGCCGCCCTTCAGGCCCTCACTGATGGCGAGGGCCGCGCTGCTCAGGGGTGCCTTCAGGCCGCCGAAAATCTGGGTCAGGGTGCCGCCCAGGGTCTTGGCCTGCCCTAAGATCTCCGAGAAGCCGCTGGTCACACCCTTGCAGATCTGGCTGCCCAGGTTCCATGCGGCCTCGGCTACTTTGCTCTGCACGTCGCCCAGAGCGCCGTTCAGCTTCTCCACTAGGCCGAGGGCAAAGCTCTCGATCTGCTGCTTCTGGTTGGCGGTCAGGCCGTTGTACAGTGTAGCGGCTACCCACTCGCCGACGCCCAGCCAGTCCTGATTCTTGACGGCGGTGTACAGGTCATTGAAGGTGCCCAGCACGCCCTCGTTGGCTTTTTCCTGCAGCTCCTTCCACAGGCCGTCGAAGCTGTCGGCGCTGGACTTTTTGATCTGCTCGGCCACCTGCTCGGTGCCGTCCGCTGCCAGCGTCTTGACCCGCTCGATGGTTACGAGGGCCCCGTCCACTACGTCATCGTAGGTCTCGGTGATGACCTGTTTCTGCTTGGTGGTGCCGTCGGTCAGGGTCTCGGTGACGGTCTGGGTGGTGGTCTTGACGCCGTTCACCAGCGTGTCAAAGGTGGAGGTGACGGTCTTGGCCGTCTCCCTCACGGTCTCCATGGTCTGCTTGACCGTTTTTGTGCCGTCGGCAGCGATTTCCGTGATGGTTTTGACGTCCTTCAGGACGCCGCCCACCATCTGGCGGGAAGTCTCGGTGATGACCTGCTTCTGCTGCTTTTTGCCGTTGGACAGAACCTCGTTCACGGTCTCCACCGTGCGGGTAACGCCGTTCTCAACGGTGGTGTTTGTGTCGGAGATGGACTGTACCACCGTAGCGGTGGCGGTTTTGGCGGACTTTCTGGCCTTTTTGCCGGAGGTATCGACTGCGGCAGCGGCCTTCCCGGCGGAATCGGTGACCGCCGCCGCAGCAGCCCTGGCCGCAGCGGCTTCCTCCTGCGCCTGCCTCACGCGCTCATCGTGGAGAGCCTTGCGGCGGGCAGCGGCCTTTTCCTGCTTGGACTGGTTGTAGGCGTCTATGGATTCGTTGTAGGCGGCATCATAAGCGTCTTTTGCCGCACCAACGCCGCTTTTCAGGTTGGCCAGCGCGGCGGCTGCACCCTTGATCTTGGCGACCAGTTCATTGATCCAGTCCACCACCGTGCCGATGGCACTCTGGGCGATCTTCTGCACTGCGGAAAATGCCGAATTCACTGCGGTGCGGAATGTCTCGCTGGTCTGGTAGGCTGTGACAAGGCCTGCCGCCAGAGCGGCCAGAGCAGCCACGAACAATCCTACCGGGTTTGCGGAGATCACCGCATTCAGCGCAGCCTGCGCCAATTTCAGGCCGGTCGCACCAGCTTCGGCCGCTTTGTGGGCAGCGGTCATGGCGGTCGTTGTCGCTGTATGGATCGCTTCAGCAGCTGTAGCAGCGGCCACATAGCCCTTGTAGGTCAGGAACGCCGTGCCGGCGGCAACGATGACTGCCGTTGCGATGCCGATGGTGTCCTTCAGCCGGGCTATTTTCTCGTCGTTGTCGAGGAACGACACCGCCGTCTCGTTGAGCTTGACGACAAGGTCTCCCAGGGCGGCAAACAGCCCGCTGGTCAGCTCACCGGTCAGAGCGGCCAGGTTGTCCTTCAGGGTGGACATCCGCCCGTTGAAGGTCTGGCTGGCCTCCAGCATGCCGTTATAGAACTGCCCGCCCTGACTGGTGGCGGCTTCCACGGCGGCCTCCAGTTCGTTAAAGCCGACCTTGCCGTCCGAGATGCGTTTGTACAGGGCGGACATGCTCTCGCCGGTAGCGTCGCAGATCTGATTCAGCGGGTTAAAGCCTGCGTCGATCATCATGTTGACGTTTTCCAGCGTGACCTTCTGCGCACTGGACATTTTGCCGTAAGCCCGGACGAGGGTCTGCAGCTTGTCGGCATTGCCAAGGGAGATATCGCCCAGCATTTTCAGCACGCCGGTGGTGTCATCCGCCGCAATGCCGAACTGCAGCAGGGTCTGGGTGCCGCTGGTCAGGTCATCCAGCGTGAATGGTGTGGAAGCCGCCATTTTGCGGATCTCTGCCAGCTTGGAAGCAGCCTGCTCTTCGTTGCCCAGCATGACCTTGAAGTTGGTCAGGTAGCTTTCCATGGTGGCGTTGTAGTCCACGCCGCTTTTGACTACCTTTTCAAGCTCAGAAGCCGCCTTTTTTGCAAAGTCAGCGATCATCTGCCCGGCGGCGACCGTCCACTTGCTGGTGCTCTTTTCAGCCGGGTCGCTGTTGAGCCTGACCTCACCGGTGATACTGAAATCTGCCACTTATGTGTCCACCTCCATCGGAGCGCGGGCACAGGGGCACAGGCTTAAAGTTTGATCTCTACCTCCCGCCTGCAAGCGGGGTTCTTACACTTGACCCACAGACCGTGGGCTGCTGCGGCAGGCTCCGCCCACACAGGCAGCGGCCTGCCGCAGTGCGGACAGGGCACCGGGGCACGGTCAGTGCTTGAAGCGTGCGAGGAATGCGGCGTCATGCTCTTCGACCGACAGGACACGGCCTGCACCCCCTCTCAGCTCCGGCGGCAGGGCAAAACGCTCCTGCAGGTCGGCGTAGTGGTCCCGTATGGCGCCCTCGTAGTCCGAGAGGTCCATGGTGCGCCACCCCATGATCTTTGCCATGAGGGTATCTTCCGGCAGGGCCGCGAAAAGCGCCCGGAAGCGCCACCAGTGGATCTTCTCCCGGGTCAGGTCGATGCCGTAGGCCTGTTGGAATGCTGCCACGATGTAGGGAGCATCGAGCTGGTAGTCAAAGGCCGGCCCGGCGGAAGCGCTGCCGCTGTCTCCCGCTGCGTTCTCTGCAGCCTTTTCTCCTGCCCGATAGAACTCGATCATATGCCCGTAGGCATCGGCGATCTTCTGCGGGTCGCTCAGAAAACAGCGGGGATCTTTGTAGAACCGCCACAGGGCGTCGATTGCAAAGCCGGTGGGGTCCTCATCCGCCTGGCCGCGAACATAGGCGTTCACCAGCCAGACCATGGGCCGGAAGTCCGGGATGATCTCGCGCCCGCGCCACCGGGTGGGCAGCTCGTCCAGCAGCAGGTCAGGCATTTTCCAGCGCCGCCAGCTCGGCCAGAAGCTGCTTGCGGCGGGTGTCCCGGTCCGCCTGGCGCAGTTCCTCAGCGTTATGCGAGGTTATGTGGGGCCGCTGCTCATAAGGGATGTCAGCGGGCTGTGTCGGATAGGACACGGGCGGCTTGTGCTTCTTTTTCTGGGCACGGCGCTGGGCACGGTTCATGGGCTGGGAAACCTTGGCTGCATAGCGCTGCTTCTCAGCCTCAAAGGCGTTGCCCAGCTCCTCGATCACGTCATACACAGGTGCCATGTTGTTTTCGTCCAGACCCAGACGGGCGGACGCGCCAGCCCCGAGGATGTCGTCAATGCAGTCCATGGCAATGCGGGTCTGCGCACGCACATGGTCGCCCAGACGCATACCGCCCTGCCGGAAACGCTCGGTCTGTGCTGCGTTCCGAGCCTGCATCTTCTCCTGTGCATCCTCGAAGCGGTCAAGATCGTTGGCGTTCAGCACCGAAAAATTGAATTCCTGTCCACAAATAACCATTTCGGACTCCTTTCTTGGGCCCTGTGCCGGAACCGACCCGGCAATTGCTTTCAGGGCATAAAAAATCCCCGTTCCGAGTGCGGAGCGGGGAAAGGCGGAAACTTACGCCTTGACGGACTTTGCGGGCGCAGCGGACTGGGTTGCGGTGGTGTAGTCGAACTCGTCCGGGATGCCCGTTGCTTTGACGTCGCAGGCAAAGGTGGCCTTGGAACCGGCAGCACCGCCCACGTCGCTGGTGACGATGACGGAAGCCTCGCCCTTCTCGCCCTTGCCGGTGCGCAGGCTGAAATAGATGTAGGGCACGATCACATCACCGCCAGTGCCGTACTTGATCTTGTGGCTCAGGGCAAAGTCCTGGAAAGCGTCGCCCACGCAGCGGTCGCCGTTGACGGCGAGGGTGCGCTGGGTGCCGGTCTTGTCGGTCACGTTGCCGGTGCGGATATACTGGGTGTCCTCAGTGGTGGCGTTCAGGGAGCCGGAATGCTCCTTGACGTGGTCGGCGCAGACGATCCAGTCAGACACCTTGGACTGCTTGGACTTGTCAGTCTGGAACGCCAGCACGAAATCGTTTGCCGCTTCAATGCCGGTATAGGACGCACTGGGCGTGATGCCGGACTTGGAAATGGCTTCGGATACGGTCATATCAAAACTCCTTTCATTTAGGCATGTAGTAGGTCAGGCGCATCTGCAGCTGCATTTTACAGCTGCCCGCGCTGTTGGTGACGATGTAGCCGCTGTTGGTCACAGCAATGCCGGTTGGCGTTTTGCCGCTACCGCAGGCCGAGAGGTCCGGCAGCTGGTGCCGGGCATCCTGCTGCATGACCCACTCGGTGAGCTGCTCGAAAAAGCCGCTGTTCTGGATGCTGACCACGTCCAGCTCGCTGTACTCCCGGCGGGACAGGAAAAGGTAGTTCTTTGCCATTTCCCAGCCGGTAAAGTACTCGGTGACGATGGGATCACCGGGGCTGTCCTCAATGGAAAAGGCGGTGGCCTCCTCGTCCAGCCCCGCAATGCGGAAGGCCGCGCCGGTGGCGTCCTGCTCCTCGGCGATCAGCGGGCAGGTCTTGAGCCATGTCCGCAGGGCGGCGATGGTGGGTTTTGCTTCGGACATGGTCAACCTCCCCAGAATGTGGTGACGGCCTGTGCAGCCATATAAGCGATAGCTTCGCCGTAGTCCGCAAACGCCCGCTGCCCCCAATAGGAGCCCCGCAGGCCGGTATCGCCGTGCAGGCATTCCCCCTGCGAATGCAGATAGTACTGCTTGCGGGCATAGGGCGTGTTGTAGACCAGCAAACCTTCGTCAAACTTGCTGGCCAGATTCACACTGTTTTTCAGCACGCCGGTGTCAAACGGCACATACGGGTCGATTAGGGAGGCGGCCTTCTGCGCAACTGCATACTGCGCCTTTTGCAGGGCGGCAGTTTTTTCTGCACCGAAGTCTGTACGCCAGCTGAGCTCCATGTTTACGCCGTCTGCGCGGAACTTCAGACCGTAGGGCTGCTCAAAAACGGGCTTGCTCATGCCGTCATCTCCCTTCCATATGCCAGTGCGGCAGCAGCGGCTCCCGGTTGTCCGAGACAGCCGCCACCGTGCAGCAGGTGTGCGTCTTTTCCAGCCGGGCGTATTCCTCGGCGGTCAGGCTCTGCACCGCACCCTGCACCACCTTCCAGCCCCGCTTGAGCGTCCAGTGCCTGCGCTTTTCGGCGGCGGGCAGGGCTGCCCACTGCACATAGGGCAGGTAGCCCAGGGTGCAAACGCTGGCCGGGATGCGGATTTGGATGGTGCGCTCGGGGTCCTTGCTGGTGCCGGTGCCGGAGGTGTCCAGCTTTTCCCGCCAGCTGCAGGCCGGGAATACCCAGCACTTGGGCGTATCAGTGTCGGCCTTGGGGTCGTGGATGAGGTTCACCACGGTAACAGACGTGTTCATCTCACATGATCCCCCTGTACAGCAGGCCGTGGGGGTCAGACCCGAGGGCGGCTTCCAGCACATGCCAGGCTTCAAAACGCACGGCAGCGGACAGGCTTGTGTTGGCCGCAAAGGTCACAGCATAGCCGTCATTGGAGACGCTCTGTGCGCCCGGCGCGGCACCCACAGCCAGCTTTGCGGCCAGCAGATCCACGATCTGGGCGCAGGCGTCTGCCAGCATCTGGCGGCAGCTCTCGCACACGGCGGCATGGGGTTCCGCCTTGCCAAAGGTAGCGCTGTCGATGAGGCGGGACGCCCGGCTGCACAGCACACCGAACGCCAGCTCACTCACCGTGCCGCCCGCCGCCTGGTATTCGTCATAGGTACAGTAGTTCATGGGCGGGGCCCTCCTTACGCCTCGATGCGCTTGATGTACAGGGTCTTGGGCTTGGACACCTTGATGCCGTACACCTTGCGCCCCTGCACAGCGGATGCGCCGATGTACTTGCCGGAGCCGCCCAGATCCTGCAGGTGCACCGGGGTCTGCCACTCCATGACGCGGTGGCACCAGTTGGGGTGGCCGCAGATGAACTCGGTGGTAGTTTTCTTGGTGCTGACACGGGTGGTGTTCTCGAAGTCCATGTTGTTGGATTCGTACACCGCAAAGCCGGCGATCTGACCCACCGCACCGGTCTGCACCAGCTGCTGGGACAGGTCACCCTGCTTGATGAACTTGTCATCCTGCATGAGGATCTCCAGATACTCAGGGCTGACGATCATAAAGCGGCCGGTCTGGGGCACGCCGTTGCGGCTCAGGGCGCGCTTGGCGGCCAGAGCCTCTTTGTAGGCGGTGGAAGCGGTGCAGGCGGTCTTGGTGGCGCTGATGGTAGCACCGGTTGCACTCTGCAGCGCCTCGATGGACTTCTTGTCGATGGACAGGGCCATGGAGTAGGCGGCGCTGTCCAGACGCTCGGCGGTGATGCCGTCGGGCACGGATGCAGCGTCAAAGCCGTCGATGATCTCATTGACAGCCTCGTCGTTGTCGATGTCCAGATCCAGATAGGTGGTGGTGCCGGCATCGGCATCCACGCCGTTTGCCTTGTCGTATGCCTTGACGGCCACCTCGGTGTCACGCACCGGGATCTTGACCTTGCCGGCCTTGGGGCTGCCCTCGTAGCGGGTGTTGAAGATCGCACCGTCACGGGTGACCAGAGTGGCCCGCAGCTTTGCGTCTACCAGAGCGGAATACCGCTCCTGATTTGCATGTGCCATGTTGAACTCCTTTCGTTTTACAGGTTCAGTTCGGGATTCAGGGACTTAAAGGCGGCTTCCACACCATTGGATTCGTTGGCGGGCGGTGCGCCATGCTCAGCGCCGGTAGAAACCACGGCCACGCCGGCGGCACCGTCCTCACCAAAGGCCCAGGGGTTGGCCTTGGCGGCATCGTCCAGAGCCTTGTCGATGTCAGTGGTGCGGTCCTTGGAGCCCTTCAGGGCGTCCAGATCCAGCAGGGCACGCACCGCCTTGACGCTGCGGCCCTTCTTGCCCAGGATGGCAGTGTTCAGGGCACTGTCAAAGGCAAAGCCGTCCGCCTGGGCTTTCATGTCGGCCTGCAGCTTGGTCAACTCGGCCTCGTATTCCTCGGGCTTCTTCTTACCTTCAAAGGCTTTCAGGCCGTCCTGGGCGGTCTTGAGCTGGGCGTTTGCGTTGTCCAGCTGGGCCTGCAGGGCAGTGGCGGCGGACTTCTCACGGTTGACGTCGTTGCCGTTCTCCTGCATGATCCAGTTCAGCTGTTCCTCGGTGATGCCGGGGATCTTGTTCTTCACATCTTCACGTTTCATGGTGGAAAAGCTCCTTTCTGTGGGGAAAACCTCGGTTTGGTGACACGGTTCTCCGTCCGTGTTCGGTTGTGGGCGGGGTACGCGCCGCCCTCCGCTATGGCTGCTCCCGACACAAATGTCGGGGACATGGCACCGTTTGCAGGGATCGAACCTGCCGCTTCCGGTTTTGGAGACCGGCGCTCTTCCAACATGAGCTAAAACGGCATGAAAAAACCACTGTTGTGCTTTTTTGAGGGCATACAGTGGTTAAAATGGGGTGTTTTAGTGAACGTTCTTTACGGCTTGACCTCCACGCTGGGCAGGATGTCCGTGTGGAAGTACAGCTTGTAGTGGTAGGTGTCGGTGTGGGTGCCGGTGATGTCCTCGACCACATACATGGTGTAGTCGTTCAGGTAGATGTAATTCTTGCGGTAAGTGTCCGGGCCGATTTTCACCGTGCAGACCAGCTCGTTGTTCGAGTTGTTGGAGATGGACATATAGCCCTCGGCTTCCAGAATAACCTTGTCGGTGCGGGCATTGTAGACGGTGATCTTGCGCTCACTCTCAAAGTAATCCGCCTGCTTGGAGATATTGGCGTTTGCCTTGTCGGCTTCCGAACAACCGCACAGCAGGATGGATGCTGCCAGCGCAAGAGCGAGAAGAATCTTTTTCATAGTTCGTTCCTTTCTGAAAAATGAGTAAAAGAAAACCACCGTCCGGGTGGATGGTGGTCATTTGATATTGGGCGGAAGCTGGTCAAGCTCTTTCAAGATACTGTAGCAGTCACGAACGTACATCTGCCGGTGGACAGTTCTGTCCCACCCGTCGTAAAATGAGTTACAGATATCATCATATGCCGGATCCATCGGAGTTTCCAGAAGAACTTGCTGCATTTCTTTAATTTCCTGCTCTGTGTAGGAATGTTTATTCGTAGAATTTGGCACCATTTTTCTGCAACTCCTTTATGCAGTCCGAAATAACGCCCTCTGCCTTTTCAAGAACCTGCTCATCCGTCAGCGTGGATTTGAGCAACTTATCAATCGCACAATCCATCTGCCGAATGACTTGTTTTGCAGAGCTTTCTTCAAAAGCCGAGGTCTTTTCTATTGCGTAAATATGCCCATCGTGTCCGAGAGCGGTAAGCAATTTCAAATTTGAGTTTCGCACAAATTGCCGAAGATCACCATTTGAAAAATTGCCGCACGCAGGATGGGTGTGAATCGCAATATAGGGAACATCTGGGTTTGGCAGCTGAACAGAATGCCCACCCGACAAACCAATGATATCCTTGGTCATTGGCTTCATCTTGATGTCGAACACTCTGCCCACCTCAACGTTTTCCCGCTGCTTTGAAGCAACCATGAGAAGGCGCTTGTGGGCATTTTTCAGCTGTTGTTGTCCGGCGGCATCCAACGTGTCGCAGCTGAATGCCTTAATGTTTGCGATTGACTGCATTGTAACAGGTTTCGCCTTTGTGTTCAAGCTGCTATACGTAGAAGATGCTTTCCGGGCCTGTGCACTCGCCTTGCTGGCTTCGCTCCTGCCAAACTTCGGCACGCTGGTGCGGGCGCTGTCCACACGGCCACCCGTGGCCTGCGTGAACTCTGCAAGGCTCTGCCGGGCGGCCCGCAGGCGCACGGCGCTGTCGGTGGTGTCAGACCCTGCGGCGCTCTCGGCCAGATACCGCTTCTTCCATTTGCGCACGTTCCGCTCCCGGGCACGCTGCATCTGGTTGATCTCGTACTGGGTGTACAGTTTGCCGTTGTACTCGATGTTCCGGGCGTTCAGCTCCTGCAGGCTCTCCTCCGTCCAGGTGGGCGGGTCGCCCAGCTCAGGGAATACGGCAAAAAAGGTGTGGCGGCAGTTCCAGCCGCAAAGCCCAGCGCCGGTTCCGTAGCCGGTGGCCTGCTCAAAGTCCGGGTAATGCTTGCCCAGGTAGTCCACAGCCCCGCCCCGATGGAAGCGCCGACCCTGCCACTCGGCGTGACTGGGGCGGGCACCACCGTGGGCGCTGGTCTCAACGAACTCCACGTTCATTTCGTCCATGCGGGCTTCCTGCAGCTTGCCTGCGGTCTGGTTGACACCGGTCAGCACCGCCCGGCGGGCCGCAACTTCCAGCGAATCTGTGTGGCCGCTGGGGTAAGTGATCTCCGGCATCTCGTCTGCAAGGCTGTCCACAGCCTGCTTGACGGCGGTTTTGTAGTCAAAGGCACCTGTGGCCACCTTGCCCCAGGCGACATCCAGCGTGCGCTCAAAGGCCCCGGAGACGGTGTTGGCCGTTGTGGCCGTGAGGTTCCGCCATGTGCCGCAGGTCTGCCGGGCACCGGCGTTGAGCAGGTTGTTCAGGGCCGCGCTCTCTTCAAAGGGTGTGGGCTCGAGGTTGTAGTGGTAATAGATGGCATCTTCCCGCTCCATGGCTTCGGTGGCAGCCTCTTTGAGCAGCCTGCGGATGGTGGCTTCGCTCTTGCCGCTGTACTTTGCCAGCAGCTTGACCACGTTCTCCCGCACCGCCTCGGTCTGCTGGTAGCGCCACAACTGCCATTCGGCCGTTTCGGTGAGGGTACCCATTTTGCCGATGCGCCGGGCGACATCCTGTAAGATCTCATCCTCGACCTGCTGCGCCAGCTGCACAAAGGCATCCGGCATGGCATCGAGGTAGCTCGGCGGCAGCATCAGGCACCTCCGAAGGTGAGCTGCTCATCGGTCTGGCTGTCAGCCTTGGCCTCTGCCGCCCACTGGTGGGCCTCGTCCTCGCTCAGACCATACCGGGCGGACAGATACCGGCAGCGGGGCACAAGCCCTGCCAGAGCGTCCTCCCGCAGCTGTGCGGTGCGCTCCTGCTCGCTGACAATGTAGCTGTCGTCCCAGTTGACCGAGATGCTGGTGTCCGGGTCCACATCTGCACCCAGCAGGTTCTTTGCCGCCCACAGGATGGCCCGCAGAATGCCGATCAGTGCCGTCTCAATGGGGATCTGGTTTTTGTTGGCGTTCTGCACAAGGTCCTGTCGGCTGCCGGTGTACTCGGTGGCGGTGGCCACCTTGCCCAGCTCAAAACTGTAGCGGTGGCAGCCAAGCCCGCACTTGAAGCTCATCATGTCCAGAGCGTCCTGCACGGCCCGGTGGTTGTCCTCGGTGCGCAGGTCGGGGTTGTACTCCCGCCATGCGGCCGGCTGGTCGATGCTGCCTTCCGGTGCGGGCAGCTCGTAGAAGATCTGGCGGTGAACGGCATCCGGCGGCACAGCGTGCTCCACACCGTCCTTGTCCACCCACTTTTTGCACATGGAGCGGTCATAGAAAATTTTCTTGCCGCCCAGGCGGAGGTCCTGCCGGTAGTTGTCAAAGGCGTAATCCGCCATCTGGGCTGCGTCCAGCGCCTCGGAAAAGACGCTCATACCCAGCCCCATGCCGCCGTCGATGTTTTTGGCGACAGCCGGGCTGAACAGGCTGAACCATGCCGGCGCGCCGGTGACCGTGATGTGCTCCACCATGCCCGGCGGGGTCTTGGCCTTGGCAAATTTCGGCGTGCCGGAAACATCGTCCATCACCTCGAACCATTCATTCGTGATGGTCCGTTCGCCGCCCTTGCAGGTGTGGGTCTGCAGATAGACGGCGGGCTTACCGCCCATCACGCACTCGGACACAAAGGCGGCCTCGGTCACCACGCCCCGCTCCACGCTGATGGGCAGGATGCAGCAGGCGGGGTCATAGTCCAGCTGAATGCGCCCCTGCGGCGAGGGCAGGGCGTTCCCGGCGGCATCCACCGTCAGGCCTTCCACACTCAGCACAAAAGCACCGGTGCCGGACCAGTAGGCCTGCTCCACCAGCTGGTTGGCATTCTCCCAGAAATGCAGCTGCCGCAAAAGGCCGCCGGTCTGCTGCTCATCACTGCCCAGCAGGTAGGCGGCACTCTTTGCGTCGCCGATCTGGAAGGTGGTCTTGTCGTTGAGCAGCAGGTTTGCCCAGTCCTCGCAGACATGTTTCGGCATCCGCAGGGAAGCCAGACGCCGGGAAATGACGCTGCCGTCCGGGGCGTCCTCCTTCTGGTCGTGGATGTCGGGAACATCGCCCTGCCACCACTGCCGCCACGTTTCAATGCGGCTGTAGTAGGACGGATCCAGCTGCAGATTCTTCGTTTTGTTCAGGTATTCGATAAAAGCAGTTACGTTCATCGTGCAGTCAGTCTCCTGTAGTCGCGCTCAATGGTGTATTCAAACGCATCCAGTGTGTCAATGTCGGTGGTGCCGTCGTCCAGACGCTCGTCCACGCCGGGGTGCTTCTGGCTCCACAGGGCGCTTGCAAGGGCGTCCCGCAGGGTGGCGGCCTCCGGCATATACCAAAAGCGCCCGCCGCCCATGAGAATGGACGTCAGGCGGATGCGGTCGATAATCTGAATTTTTGCGGAGTTATTCACCCGGTCGGCCAGCCAGTACAGTTTAGAGGCCCGCAGCCGGGTGCGGATGTGGTTGATCAGCGTCTGCTCGGCGCTGTCACAGAACATGTAATGGATCTCGCCGTACCGTGCGAACACGGCGGTGCAGAAATCAATGAGTTGTGCGGCCAGGTAGTCGGCATCCTGGTTGCGGGGGTCTACCCGCTGGGATGCCAGCCCCACGACGCCGGCGTAGTACGGCAGGATGCCGGTAGCCACAAAGGCATGCCAGGAGCCGTTGCCGCCGAAGTCCACCCCGATGTGGACGCGCCACGGTTTGCAGGGCGTCCCGGCGGGCCAGAGGAACCGGCGGTCGCCGCCCTCAGCAAGGCTGTCGGCAAAGGGCTGGTAGATGATGCCGCCCGCCGCCGCCCACTGTCCCAGAATGAACCGGTTATAGTACACCGTGCCGGTGTACTCCTTTTTCAGCTGCGCCACGAACTCCGGCGGCAGGGTGGGGTTGTCGTCGATGGTGTAGGCCTGACAGTAAATGTCAGCATCACTGTCGAGGAACCGCTTGAACCAGTGCTGGGGGTTATCCGGGTTGCAGGTGCCGTCAAAATGGCTGTGCGGGCAGGAAAGGCGGCTTTTCAACATCTGGAACACGCCCTCGTCCCAGGTGGTGATCTCGTCGCCGTAGGCGTACTCGAAGGCCGCGCCCTGGATGCGGGCAATGTGCTTTTTGTTGTCGGCACCGAGGACATACGCCTTGCGACCGAACAGCTGCACGATGTTGCCGGACGCCGAGGTGCGCACCACGCCCACAAGCTCCGGACCCCAGAGGGCCCGCATGGGCTCCAGCACGTTGCGCTCCAGCGTGCCGAGGGTGTTGCCCAGCATGACGCAAAGGCCCTCGTCCCGGGCCGCGCAGATGCGCTTGGGAATGGTAACAGCGCAGTCCAGATAGGTCTTGCCGGAGCGGGTGGCCCCAGTCTTGACGTTCCAGCGGTGGGAGCAATTGCGAAGGAACTCCTGCTGAAACTCAGTCAATGGCACTGTCCACACCTCCCAGCAGTTTACGGGCAGCTTCCAGTGCATCGGCGGCGGTATCATCGGGCGGGTTGTCCTCGCCCAGCATCTTCAGCAGCACGTTGGCGGCCTGCGGGTCGCCCTTCTTGGCACGGGCGGTGATGCCCTTGATCACGGCCATCTGGTTGTCGATGTCCTCCGGATCCACAGCATCACGCAGCAGGGCGTTCACGCTGCGGCGGTCGGTCTCCGGCAGGGCCAGATAGTAGTCCGCCGCCTCCCGCATGGAGCGCTTGCGGCGGCGTGCCACTCCGGAAGCAATGCCGCCCTTCTGGGCAATCTGTCTCTGTTCGCTCTCCGTTCGTTCGTTGAACGGGATGAGATTTTCCTCGTTGGCCACGTCACCACCTCTCTTGCCGTAAAATCAAAAAGCCGCCCGGAAGATCCGAACGGCAGGATATAACAAAGAAACCCGGCTGGTACATTCAGGCTGTTGGTCGGTAAAGGTGATCCTCTGCGTCAGCCGGGCAGCACAAAGCCCGCAGGATTGAAGGGAGTAAACCTTTCCTGCGGGCTCTTGCGATGATACTATTTTATCATGAAATCAAAGACATGTCACTGACGTCGTACTGACGTTTTACTGACATCTGTCACAGTTCCAAAGCATCCACACCTTTACGGTGATGACGGTAAACCTGCCGTACACAGATGCTCATCTTCTGTGCAATCTGCTCCCAGTCCTGAAAGCGGAGATACTTCAGCCGCAGGACCTCGTAATCCTTCGGGTCGTCCACATCCTCCAGTCGGGCCATAAGTTCGGCGTGGAGATCATCACACAGCATGATCTGTGCATTCAAGGCTTTCTCGGCTCGTTCAATACGTTCTACAGTTCGTGCCAGACTCTGCCCATCACCGCTGCCGCCCGGCATTCCGGTCAGTTGCTGCGTGGTACAACCGGTGTCACGTTCTGCTTCATCTAAATCATCTCGCAGGTGCTTGGCCTTTACCATAGCGTCCCCGTACCGACTGAGCCAGCGTCTTTTCTCTTCGTAGGTCAAACTCGTTTTCTCCTTTCTATGGAGGGTATGGAGGGTAGGAACCTATTTCCGAAAACTCCCTAGTAGGGAAACAAAAAAATAGAATATATAGGAAAGTCCCCGGAAAGGCTCCTTTGCTTCCATTCCCTCCATACTCAGTTCTTCAGGCGGGTCTGTTCGTACAGCGGCGGGCCCTGGGTGCTGCGGGCGGGCAGCTCTGCACCGCGGTTCAGCGCCATGCAGCGCAGGCCCTCCTCAGACAGGGCCATGCCCACATACTCGTTGTAGTACATGCCCTTGCGCACCTCGTAGTGCTTTTTGACCTCGATGCCGAATTGCTTGTTGGCCATGCGCCACTTCTCGTTGTTGTCGCTGCACCAGTTGAGATAGGTGCGGAACAGCACGCTGGCCTGCACGGTCTGGCCCTCGGCGGGCTCGGTGCAGTCGGCCAGAAAGGCGGCAATGCGGTCCTGATCCTGCTTGTAGGCGTCCACGGCCTTATCCACAGCAGCACAGGCGGGCAGACCGTGCTTTTTGCCGCCCTTGCTGAGAGCAAGCCACTTCTGCAGGCCGTCCAGCGCCCAGTTGAGGATGCCGGAGAGCTCCGCTTCCAGCTTCTGGGGCAGCAGCATGTCCTGTTTGTCCGGCGGGATGCACTGGGTGAACGGGATGAGCCGGATGCGCCGCCAGATGCCCACGTCGGTGCCATGGATGCGGGGCAGATGGTTGGTTGCCATGACCAGTTTGAACTCGGGCCGGAACTCAAATTCCTTGCCATACTGGAAACGGGCCGTGATGGTGTTGCCGCCGGTCATCTGCTTGACCAGACCTTCGTCCAGCATGGCACCCTGATCTCCCTCCTCGATGGTGACAAGGCGGGCCCCTTTCAGGCGGGCCACGTCGCTGCGGGCGGCACCGGAGGAGCGGCTGCGGGCACTGGTGATCGTCTCGGCCTGGGCGTTCATGCCGTAATCGCCGAACAGCTTGGCCAGCGCTTCCAGGAATGTGGATTTGCCGTTGGAGCCGTCGCCGTAAAGGAAGAACATGCACTGCTCCCGGGTGGAGCCGGACAGGCAGTAGCCGGTCATCACCTGCAGGTATTCGGCCAGAGCCCTGTCCCCGCCGGTGACGGAATCCAGAAACGCCCGCCATGTGGGCGCTGCGGCGTCCGGGTCATAGATGACCTGCGCCAGACGGGTGATATACTTTTCCCGGTCATGGGGCAGCAGCTTGCGGCGGGCCAGATCCAGGATGCCGTTTTGCACGTTCAGCAGGCCCAGGTTCCGGTCGAACTGCTCCGGCAGCATGGGGATGCCGGGCAGGTGCTGGGCCTCCTTGAGAAAGGCCTCCTTGCCCCGGCTGGAGCGGCTTTTCTGGACGTGTCTGCGCTGGGCGGCGGCGTTGTCGGTATCACGGATGCCAAAGCAGGCCTTGTCCATCTGATCCAGCATCTCGTCTGCAAAGCGCTTGACGGTGGCCAGGTCGTCCCGCTGCCAGCGGGTGCCGTCCCACACCAGCCAGCACTTGTCGGTGGGGTTGTAGCGCAGGCGGTCGGCGTACCGGTCACGGAAGCGGCGGGCGTTGCCGGTGTCGTCCATGGAGTAGCTCTTGACGCCGGGGGCCGGCGCGCTGGCCGGGGCCTGCTCCCTGCCGACACCGGTGTATTTGGCATTGAGGGCCCGCAGGGCTTCGTCCTGATCCGCAAAGGCCGGGCCGCCGTCTGCTGTCTGCGGGGGCGGGGTGTACACCTCCTGACAGTCGGCCACGGCACGATCCAGAGTGGCGTCACCGTAGGTCTTGGCACCCCGGCGCTGGTCCCACTTGGGGCGCATGAGGCCGGAAGCCCGGAACACCCGGTCCATGCGGGCCTTGTCGGCGGCGAACCAGAAGGCCAGCAGGTTGCAGAAACTCAGGTCAGCCTCGCTGTGGCTGGTGTAGTAGGCCTGCCAGCTGCCGGCATACAGGGCCGCAAAGCGCTCCCCGTCTTTTGCGCTGCAGGCGGTGTGCAGGATCTCCTCGTCGGAGCGGTCCACGGCCTGCCACACCACAGCCGGGGCGGGTGTGCCGGCGGGCTCAGTCTTGGCCCCTGTTCACCGGCACAAAACCCGCCG